GCTCTGCTTAGGCCGGTTGTCGGGCTTTGCTCTCCAAGGTAATCCATGATGCCGCCGAAGCCGCTTCTGCGCTGCTGCGGCGCTGCCGCTGCCTGCGGGCGATCCTGCATTAGCGCTGACAGTGGCGCGCGTGGCGCTGCTTGTGGGGCCATGCCGGTGGCCAGCATCTGCTGGCGCAGCTCGTCGTCGAGCGCCATATCCATTGGAGTTGCCATTGTGGTTTGCCCTTCTCCTAAAATCGTCTTCACATAGTTTTGCGTTTCCGCAATATTTGGCACCCTGCCAAGCTTAGCCACACGCGTTGGCCCAGCGTTATACGCGGCCAGCGCAAGCGACGGATCTCCAAAGCGCTTGAGCTGCTGGCTTAAATACTTTGCAGCGCCTTCCAAGTTTTGCATCGGATCTGTCGGGTCTACGCCAAGCTCCTTGGCCGTCGCAGGCATGAGCTGGCCGAGGCCGATAGCGCCCTTCGGGCTTACGACGTCCGGCCTAAAGCTGCTCTCCTGCTGTATGAGGCGCAGGAACATGTCGGGATCTATCCCGTATCTGCTGGCTGCGTCTCTGGCTGCTTGACGATAATCCATCTACCCGCCAAACGCCCCCATGCCGCTAAGCGCTTGAATGTAGCTGAGTAGCCCAGCTTGGTTTGATTTTGTTGACCCCTGACTAGGCATCCCGCTCAGGCCAGCAAGAATTGAATTAATTGACGCCTGCGGTGAGCCGGTGTAGCCTGCATATTGGCCGCGCGCGGCGTCGATAAGCTGCTGCTGCATCTGCTGCTGCATAAGACCCTGCTGCATTTGCTGCTGCTGGATCGCCTGCCCCGCTCCGAATGCCTGTTGGCCAAGTCCGGCGAGCTGAGATGCCGCTCCAAGACGCGTTCCCATCGCAGACTGCTGCGCGGCCAAGTTTTGCGACTGAGCAGATGCCCGCTGCTGCGCAGCGTATTGCCTCGCCGCATTGACCGTTGCGGCGTCAGCCTGAGCCGCGCCCAAAGCCGTCTGGAAGCCCTGCTGGCGCATCTGGGCAGAAGTGTCAGCCATCTGCTGCCCGTAGCCTAAACGCGTTTCTGCCTCCGCAATGCCGTGGCGCGACCCGCCAAACGCTTTGGCGCGATCAGCCTGCACGCCCTGCAGGTTTAGCGCCTGCTCTTGCGCGGAGCCAATGTCACGCATCGACTGCTGCACAACCTGAGTTTCATATGGGTTCATGTACCGCTGTATTCTTCCAGCGCCAGCACGGGCGGGTTTGTACTTCTTCGCTGTTATCCCCATCGGCTTGAAGCCTAGACCCTGCTGCGTCGCGGCCATGCCTTGCTCTAATGCGCCAGCCGCTGCTTGGTTTACGTTAAATCCAGCGGTGGGCGCTATTGGTTGACCGCCTGCAATTCCTTGTCCAGCCATTATGCTTCTCCTAAATCGCTATGCCGCTTTTGCCGTCAGCCGACATACTATATTGCCTTGGCCCGCTTGACCCAGATGACGGCCTTGCGCCGAATGACGGCCTGCTCGGCGGGGCGTATCCTGCTCGCCCGCCCGTTGGGGCGCTGCTTCTGTCTGGGTCCATAAACCCAGTTGCGCCGCCCGCAAATATCGGGTCATCGCGGTCGCGTGCAGACATGCCCGCCATCTGCTCTGCCTGTGACGACCCACCAAAAATGCCGCCAAGTATGCCGCCGCCGCTCACAAAATCTACAATACTTTCACCGAAATAGCTGTCTGCGTTTGGATCTCCAAGCTGGCCCCCAAATCTTGGCCCATTGTCATCGCTTGACCCGCCGCCAGACCCGCCGCCAGACCCGCCTGATGACGGAGGCGCTAATCCAGTTAGCGCTTGGAATAATGACTCATAACCCTCTGGAACTGACATCTTTCCAGTCACCGGATCAATGAAAAGGCTGTCAATTAACGCCTTTTTCGCTGGACGCCTTCTTTCAAGCTCCAGCAGAGATTGATCGAAAAGGTCGCCAGAGCTATAACCGCGAACCCCGCCAGCGTATTCAGTGGCCCTTGGAAGGCCGCCCCTTATGTCTCTATTTGTCGTTGGAGCGTCCATTCCAAACGCGCGGGCGGTTTCTGCTGTCTGCCTAAACACACCCTCTTGAGTAGGCGTAAATGCGGCAACGTCAGGCCCATAATTTGGTGTGTAGCCAATCGCCGCTGCGATCTGCGCCCTAGCAAGGTTTGCGTCTGCCGCAGCCTGTTGATTTTCTGGGATTATTGTCTTTGTGGATTGTGACCCACCCATTGAAGCGCCCATCAAATAAACTCCTTTACATATGAGGCATGTATCGGCGTCCAGCCATATGCCTTCAGTGGTTTCTTCCAGCCAAATCGGCCAGTCGCCGTTGCGGCAGCGCATCCTTGGCGTTTAGCCCAATCTTTAACTGAATCATCCATTTCCAAAATTTGATCCAATTCTCCACCGGCTTAAAAAATATTTAACATCTTCTTTCTCGGATATACCACTATTTCGGTTACAATGCACCCCCTTGGCGATGGCCATAGCTGCATCAGGCCGCTGCGCAGCCCTTCTTCGATGTCTGAAAAGTTATGCGTGCCGCCGGAATACCCCAAAGCGGCTTCAATCCACGGGCGGCATCTCTCCAGTTCTTCATTCATGCGTTAATCCTAGATATAGCAAGTGTTGAAGCGGGAGTGGCTGGGGCAAACGCATTGGCAGCGTGGTGTTGTAGGCTTCCGTTTGTGCTGTCCGTTGCCCAATATGCCTCTAGGTAATCGCCTGCATCAACATTAAAAATCTGTGTACGAGATACAATCATTGTGGCGCCATTTTGGTGTAATGTGTTTTGCATACCGCTATCTGCAATATCCACTCCATTTATACGAGGCCAAAACCAAAAATTAACAGTAGAGCCAGACGTGGATGATGTCTGTGCTGTAAAGCTTAGTGTATATGATCCACCTTCCGCAAAGATTATGCGAGAAGCTGGTGTGCCAAGCGAAACGCCGACACTGCCAGCCATAATTGTATATGTAAGTGGATACGCTGTATTGATAGCAGCAGCAGTTTGGTCTGTGGTAATTTCAAGGTGAGCCACGCCATTAGCAATAACAATTTGCCGCCAAACGCCGTTTCTACTGATAACAGGCCACTGGTTGACACGATCCCACATTATCACGCCGTCTTCTGCCGCGCTCTCGCCGCCCGTCTGCTGCACAAGCTGTGATCGCGTCTGGCCGAGGTAAAGCATCAGACGCCTACCCCAAGCCATCCAATCGTCGCCCCTCGGCTCTGGTGCGCGGTGCTGCTGCGTCATCTGCGTCCACCCGCAACAGCGTCTACTCTATTCACGCCAACGCGCCAGTCTCCAAGGCGCTCTCCATCGACACGCATTCGCACCTGACGCCCCGTGAAGCGCATACTGGTTGGGTTCGACATGCTAAACGGGCCATATGATCGCTCCGTGCCGTTGGGATAGAAACGCGTCTTAAACGTGGCGCTGACATCGCCCTGCGTTTTTTCGTCGGGGATCATCTCCGTCACGCTGACAACGTTGTCGCCGGAGCCAATCATAATCGGGCCGGTTTCCGCGAAGGGCATTGCGCCGCTATAGTCGTATCCAACTTCATGCTCGTATATCTTATTATTAGAAGGGTCAGCCATCAGCGGATATACAAACGTGCCTGCATCAGATCCAGCGGTGCGCGCCAAGTTTCCGATTGTCCACGTATTTTCCACGTAATTATATGCAACGTAGCGGTCGTTCTCAGTAGAGGAGCTGGACGGGTAGAACCACCATATCTCGCCGTAATTGCTATTTGGCATGGCAAACGCCTTACTGATCTGCGCGCGGTTGATGTCGTTGAAAACGTAGTCAGACACGTCGCACGGCATCTCCTGCACTTGGCCGCCGAGATACGCAAAAAACGCGTGTACGCCCATCCAGAAGCATCCGGCGTCTACGCTTGCATACGCTAAGTTTGCGGCAAGACCGCATCCAGAGCCAACGCGCTCCACGCCGTACACATATGGCGGGCCAACGTAATTTGCGACATGCGCGTCGCGCGTCGTCAGGATAAGCGTCTGGCCCTTCACGCTCACGCCAGCCATGATCTCGCCTTCAGTCGCAAGCTCAATGTCGCCTGCCTCGTTTAGAGCTGATGGCGTCCAAGTCGTGTTGTCTTCACGGTCTGACCACTGCAGCTTGCGCACATTGCCGCCTGCGCCAAGGCACATAAGGAAGCGCTCTTCCGTCACGACGATGCTGCGGTTGTTAACTGGCGCATTGGCGACTTGCGCAGCGATTGCGGTGTTGTCCAGCTGCCACTCGTAGACTTTTCCGTCATCACGATTATTGGCCAGCAAGTATTCGCCCCACAACTGCAAATTCCACGCCGTTGCGGGCTGAATGCGTGACGTGTCTGGGCGAGCAACGCCGTATGCGTAATTGCCATATGTGTTGCCGCCGTAGCCGGTAAACGAGGCAGCATCCTCGCGGCCAGTGGCCAAGCCTGTCGGCGTGATGTCGTATTGCGTGCCGGTGCTGCCGCCGTAGACGTAAAGCTTGTTATACGTGCCAGCGGCATACCAGCGGTCGTTTGAATTGTCTGCCCAGTTTATCATGCCGCGCATTTTTGCTGCGGTGGCGGTGTCGGATCTTGTGCGCCAACCCTTGACCGGCTGCATCGTGCCGTCAATCCAACGCACCAAGCTGGCATCTCGCCAACGCCCCATGCTCTGCAAGTCGGTGCCGTTGCGGTAAACCCCAGCGGGTACGTCTAATCTAATCAGAGCCATCGTTGCCTCGTTGGTGTTGCGCGCTTGCCGCAGTGTAACACATGACCATTTGATGCGCAAAAGGGCAGCGTTTTGCTGCCCCTAGCGTTTTCGTTATGCGTTGGGAGTTATTCAGCTTCCAATGCAGCTACCTTAGTTTCCAAGACTTCAATCTTGGCCATAGCCTCTTGCAATGCCTTTACCGCTTTCAAATAAATCATCGTATATTTTACGACTTTTGTTGATGGCCCTTCAAAATCACCGTCGATGTCGGGTTTATCCTCGACCAATCCGGTCATCCCCGCCGCCTCAACTTCTTGAGCAATTACACCTAAATGTGTCGGCGCGTCATCACCCATTTCAACAACGTGCGATTTCATCCGATAGTTTCTTAGTTGAAGCGCCTTGATGTCATCCCATTGAGATGTTGCGTCAGCAATATCTTGTTTTAGCTTTATATCGGATGGCGCTTGCACAACTTGCGTTGCACTCATTACATCGCCGTTTGCCTCAAAACCCCCAATAAGGGTTTGAGAGCCACCGACATCACTTCTTATCGAAAGTACATCACCACTAGCAGAAGTTGTTGCTCGATACAGTTCTGTATTGGGTCCAGTTGCACCATTATGAACAGCAAGACGAACATCACTTACTGATGTCTCAGTACCAATTCTAACCCCATCAATACCGGCGCTTGTCGTGCATAATGCGTGTGTCAAGTTGGGTGTTTCGACGCGGAAGGCTATATCATTTTGGCCTTCATTAACAACTACTTCATCGTTAGCCCCATCATACTCAAGGAAATTAAGGTCAACACCGTCTTTAGTCCCATGAAGGCTAATTTTTGGCGATTCGGCTCCTGCCGTTGTGGATCTTATTTGCGCTCTAATAAATCCATAAATCGTTTTATCGCCGTTACTATTTTCGCCACTAAATTCAATTTTACCTAATTGGTCACCATCTGCAGGTGTTGCAGAGTTTCTGTACATATCAAGCACTGGAGCCGCATTGGCGTCAGCGTCTGTCGTTTCAAGAACAATGTTTGAATCATTGTTAGTCTTTAGAAACCTACCTGCTCCAGCTACATCAAGAGTTACCGTAGGGCTTGCGTTGTTTATGCCAACCCGATCATTTGTCGTGTCAATGTGGAGCGGCGCACCATCACCCAATAGCGTGTCAATGCTGTCGAGATCCGTGTTGATTTTCGTTCCCCAAGTGTCCTCTGACGCTCCGACTTCCGGCTTAACTAAACCAAAGTTTGTGGTGGTGGTATCTGCCATGTTCTATCTCCTATGCCGCATCGGCCCAAGTTTGCCCAGATGCGGTGGCTGGTGTCCAATCCGTCGATGTGGGGGAAACAGCCGACCAGTCCTCTGGCGTGCTGCTCGCATCTTGCCACGTTTTGCTATTTTCCGCAACAGGCGTCCACGTCTCAGGCGTGTCAGGCTCAGGCTCCCACTTCTTGCGGCCATTTGCGACTACAGACGCCGCGCAGACGATGGTTGCGCTGTCGTTCTGCACGCGGTTGCATGTGGCGCTGACAGTTGCTACGCAGGCAACGGTGGCGCTGTCTTCAAATATCGCAACGGCGCTTGCCGTTGTGGACGCCTGCACAGAAATCGCAGCAGCGCCATCACGAACCCTCAGACCAGACGAAGCAACAGTTACCGCTGCACCTGTTGAAGCAGATCCAAGGCGTATGCGTTTAGCTGAAGCCGAAACACTGGCAGACGTTGTAATCGTGGTAGACGCCTGCCTTACACGCGCGGCAGACGCTGCAACAGATGCAGCGACAGCAATAATTGCGCTGCTTTGAAATACCGCAACAGCGCTTGCCGTTGTGGACGCCTGCACAGAAATCGCAGCAGCACCAGCACGCACTCTTTCAGAAGACGCAGAAACAGTTGCCGCAGCAGATATGGCAGCGGAGCCAAGGTGTATGCGCTCAGCCGCAGCCGTAACGCTGGCAGACGCCGCAATCGTGGCGCTGCCAGATAATACAAGAGAACCGGACGCAGACCCGCTTGACGTGACGGCAATCGTGGCGCTGCCAGATAATACAAGAGAACCGGACGCAGACCCGCTTGACGTGACGGCAATGGTGGCGGCGCCCTCTCGGACGCGATCAGCAGCAGACGCGGTGGTCGTAACCGTCTCGATGATCGACGCAGCGCCGCGAACTCGCACAGACGCGGCGGCGGTAGCAGACGTGACGGCAACAATAGAAGGACTGCCTTCTCGAATGCGGTCAGCAGAAGCGGAGGCAGATGAAGTTACAGCAATGACTGCGGAGGCGTCAACAAAAGATGAGTTTATACCATAATATGAAGACCCATATAACCCTGAGCCGTATCCGCTAGTGACTTCAAGAACCGCAGGGGCTGACCCCGTATCAGCAAGCGCAGCAGAAGCTAATGGACTGAAGCCTAACACCTTTTACACCCAATCCTGATTAGTCTCATCCCACTCGTATTCATTACCATCTGATGGGTGAGCTACTGGCGCTTGCCAATGGCAGGTTTCTTCATCCAGCGTCCAAGACGCAAACGGACGGGGTGGTAAGAAAGCATTGCGGGTAGCATCGTAGGAATACCCAACGCCAGCAAAGTTCTTTCTAAAGTTACCGTTGTAGCTTGTCTGCTTCCAAGAGCCGCCGAATATTTGTTCACAAAAGCTAACGCCTAAAGCCTCTTGCTCAACACTGTTTTCATCAAGCAAAACATCGTTTGCCACTACGACTACTTGTTGAACAATGCTCTGATCGTTTATTTCTGCAAAGTGTGCCATCAGAAAGTAATGCTCCCTGATCCAGTGAATTTATAAACGTAATTAGTGCCGCCAACATCTGCGAAAGTGGTTGCAGTGGGAGTTCCTGTGGTTGCAGAGGCTTGCGAGTAAGATCGAACTATAACAACGCCAGATCCACCCGCAGCGCCGTAGTTGTTTGCTTCTGAACTACCAGATGCACCACCGCCGCCGCTACCTGTGTTAGCCTCTCCATCAGTGGCCCTACTTTCTTCAGCGCTACGGCCCGTAGAGGTTCCCTCACCGCCTTTGCCGCCGCCACCGATACCACCGTGACCACCGTGTTTTCCATCTTCTGTTCCACCACCGCCGCCGCCAGCGTAAGGTGTTATCGTTCCTGTGATGTTGCTGTACGCCCCATCGCCACCGTGTCCACCTTCATAGCTCGCAGCGTTACCGCCAACAGACCCAGCACCACCGCCACCGCCGCCACTATCGCTGCTTGCACTCGTACTTGGCGTTGCATTACCGCCATTATTACCTTGACCCGCAGTTCCATTACCACCGATTGTATTATTTCGGCCACCACCGCCACCACCAGAGCCTCCAGCATTTGAAAGACTTTGGTCACCGCCACTCGCCCAAATGCCGCCTGCGCCTCCGCCAATAGCGGTCAAGCCGAAGGCGGTTGTATCTGACCCTGCGTTTCCGATAGCATTAGTGTTTGCGTAATTTAAAGAAGCACCGCCAGCACCAATGGTAATAGTGTATTCAGTTCCTCTGGTCAGCTCCATAGTGTTCGTTAATAGACCGCCAGCACCACCGCCGCCACCTTGTGCAGAATCAGCACTAGTTGCGCCACCGCCGCCACCTGCAATAATAAGGTATTCAATGAAAACTACTTCAGCGCTGGGCCACTCTGAGTCAGAAACTCTTTTGGAAACCTGCCCTATAGAAAAAACGCCAGAGGAAATGCCGTTATTATTCTCAGGTGATGTGCCCAAATAGCGAGGCATTAGCTGATCTCCTCGTAGCTGCAAACAGCTTCCAAATCAGAGGCAACACTGGCTGTGAGTCGAAGGCTGTCACCTTCTTCTAGGTAAATAGATTTGCTTAAAATGTCTAAAGTAGCATCGGCTGGGATGCTGACTGTCTTAGCAACGTGATAGGCAGTTGAAGACCTAAATATGTCAACGTTAACGGAAGCAGCGTTAGTGCCATCAACATTGCTGACGTACAGCGCATTTACCTTAAAAACTTTACCAGAAGAGGCTGAGTTTGTGGCTATGGCTGCGGCAGAAGTTCCAATCGCTTGAACAGCCGTTTTACCAGTAATGGTAGCGACATTTACGATGTTAGGTGCTGTCATATTTTATCCCCCAAATACGATAGCCATAGCAATCGCCTTTCCTGTTAAGTCTTCTGAAGCAGCGCCAATAAATACTGCAGCAGAACCACTAAGGCTAATCGCTGCGTCCGAATTGTTGCTTTCGCTTACGGTGCGTGACAGGGTGGTGCCAGAGCTTGTATAGGTGCCTGTGCCTATTTCCCAATTACTCCCGTCCTCAATAACGTAGCGAACCACATCTGCGTCAGCCACGCCAGCATCGGCAAAGGTCTGGTAGCCAGTCTCAGCGGAGCCAAGTGTGATGGTGCCAGTGCCAGTTGTACTGGTTGACATCTTTGCCCTATTCTTGAGAACAGCCATCAGTTAAACTCCTAATTGAGCTGCGATACGTCATTAGTCTAACGTGATGTCAAGATCGCCCGCAGGAATGCGGAACACGTCGCCCGTGTCAATCGTCTTGCTGGCGGTCAGATCGGCGTAGGCCAGCAGATTGCCGCCCGTGGCAGCGTCGAACACGCCGACAGCGACAACCGTGCCATATCCTGCCGTGGCAACGGGCCACTCCTCAGCGGATGTGTTTGACGCGGTGTTGCCTGACACGGTGAACGCCGTCTCCTGACGCGCGTAGCCCCCGCCGGATACCTCTGTGCCGCCGCCAGTATCGTCAGGCGCAACAGTGTACAGCGCGGTGTGCCACTCGGTCGGGCGTGTCGCGCTGCCAGTGGTAAACGACCATGTAAGGACGGTTGTCTCGAAGGTGTTGGTGAAGCTCATCTCAATACGCCTTTATTTTCATGCGGCGGCCAGATCCGCCGAATTTCGCTTTATCATTGTCTGCGTTTATACCACCAATCGCGTTCGCCTGCAAAGATGCCCAGACTTGGATGCGCGCGTCGTCTTTCAGATACGGCGCAGAATGTATCAGCGAGCTGTATAGGTAGGCGTCGGGGAAGTATTCCAGCAGCCAGTTTGACGTGTTGCTATCGGACAACGCGTCGATCTTGGCGTAGTAGTATAGCTCCGTCGCATATGTGCCATCGGGAACGGGGAATACCTCGATTTCTCCAGCCGTGATCGCGTAGTAGCGCGGCTCGTTGGTGGCGTTAGCCGTGCGCCGTTTGCGCTCCAAGAGCTGAAACTGGCTCAGCAGCTCAAGCGGCTGCGTGTTGCCCGAGGTAATATACATCCGTATGACCTCGTAGAAGTCGGCAGGCACGGCGCTGTATTGCGTATCGACGTTGGCGTTGGCGCGCTTCTCCTGACGCCAGTGGCGTATCTGGCGGTTCATGTCTGCCTCGGCCAGCGAAATAAACGTCGGGATGACGCTCGTCAGGTCATCGCGGTCAAGGAAGTCTGCGATGCTGGATTGCAGCTCTGCGTATGTTGTTATGGGCATTAGTCTAACAATCCTCTTCTGCGCAAATATTCCTCTATGCGCTCAGCCTGCTTATCAGATACACCAGATTGCGCCAAAAGGCCACCAATAGGCGATGCGTTGGCGGCAGACAGGTTGCTCAGGTGGGCGAACTCAGGATCAAAACGGGCGAAGCGTGAGCGTACATCAGTGGGCTTGTAGTTAAGATTGGTTATGTTTCCAAAGCTTTCTTCTGCCTTGAGGCCAGAAAACCCAGCTTCTTCTAAAATGTTTGTCACGTTGTTGCGGCCAAAAACATCTTTTAGCTTTTGCAGCGTTGCAATGCCATCTTGGTAACTGTCTATGTAAACCGACATTTGCGGGTCTGTTTTGCTTTTAATAAATACTTGATCGCCTTCACCTCGATATTCAACATCGAAATCTGACCCCTCAAACGCCTTTCCAATTTTTACAGCGTTTTGTATTCCCGTAGGTTTTCTTAAATCAAACTGCGCAGTGTTTCTTGCCACCAACGGAATTACGTTCCCACCTTCTGAAAAAACTCTTTCTTGAGTTAACAGGTCAGTTTCTTTTGGAACATATCTTTCTGATCTTTTTGGGCTTGTAGTAGAATAAAACCCAGTGCCAAGCAGATCCTGCTTTTGTCCTAGTTTATCCTTATCAACGCCAACTATGTCTGCGCCCGTACCGTGCAAAAGACCGCCCTCAAACCCAGCGGCCTCGGCACGCGCCATCCGCGATGCCTCGTCCATCGGCAGCGGCGTATTGGCAAACATATACTGCGGATCTGCTTGCGCCATCATCTCGTCGGTCACTTCTGACGCGCGGCCTTGTGCGCGCAGATCCAGAATGCGCTTGGCCATGTCCTGCGCTTCAGACGCAGCCGTCGTCAGCAAGCCAGTAGACTTGGAGGCGTTGGCGGCCATAATATTAGACAAGTGCGCCAGTCTGGGGTCGGCACGCGCAGAGCGGGAGCGGATGTTGGCGGGGTCAAAAATCGTGTATTCGCCAGCGCCGCCTACGCCTGCGAAGCCTTGCTCGGAAACCCTTTGCTCTGCCAAGCGGTTCATTGCATCTTCTGTTGTTGCGCGAGCTTGGTCAGATTCTTTAGGGTTGGCTTTAGCAACATCATCTAATGCTTGGAAATATTCATCGTCGTAGCTGCCTTTTTCTATAAGCTTACCTTTAGTCAGCAGCGGATAATATGTGCCTGACGTGCCAGCTTCCCGCCTGTGTGGCTCAGCGTAATATCGTGAAACTCCTATGTCTCCGTCTCTCACCGGATCAACATAAACACCCCGCCCGTAAGAGCCAGCGGTGGACGGCTGGAAAGCCAATATGTCAGGCGTTTCGGCAGTGCCAGCCGTTTCCTTTGATGTGCCGTGCATGCCCTCGCGCCTATATCCCATCTGGAACAACCGCCGACTGCGGCTCTCTGCATCCATCGGCAAGTCGTAATTTTCAAACATATACTGGTTTAGCTGCGTTGTCTTTACGCTGTCGCCCATGTCAAACATGTCGTCGGTGATGTTGGCAGCCTCACCCTCCTTCAGCATGTTTAGGATCATGTCTCCGCGTTCTTTCGGAGCGCTTGGCAGAGATGTCTTCGCTGGCCTTAACGCGCTTGCGGCAAGCCCGCCGCCAGTCATGGCCAAACCAGACATGGCAAGCGCATCGTTTAAGGCGTCTGCGCGTGGCGGCACACCTTGCGCGTATTCTCTAGCAGACTCAACGCCGCGCGTGCCGCCGGTAATAAGATCCACCAAACCCTGCGGCACCGCAGGCGTTGCTTGGCCAGACCGCAAGGCGTCAAATATAGACATTCCCTGCGGCGCATCTACCGGCAGGAACGTAGACCGACGCTTGCCCTCTTCCGGCGCAAGCAATCCCATCAGCTTGCCCGCCATGCTGTTGCGGTTGCGGTATTCGCGTCGCAGCTCGTCAAGCTCCGCAGGCGTGCGATACATCGCCTCTTCTTGCATCTGCAGATTAAAGTCGCGCGGCGACAGGTTAAATATGTCTATTGTCGCCATATCAACAATCCCATGCTTTGCGCGACCAGTAATTCGCGCTCAATTTGCTCGAGCCATCTAAGCTCCTTCGCCCCACTGGACGCATTTGTAATCGGTTGCGCGGTATGCAGGAAACATCTGCCGCGCGTATTCCAGCCCGCTCGGTATGGATTGTATGCACTGGCTCTCGCTCTGCATCACAGGGCTGCCAAACGAAAAGCAGTTACCCTCAACGCTGCACAGCAAGAGCAGCGCCGTCCACATCACTAGTAAGCGCCCTTGCGCTTCTTCGCCATACACGTTCCAGCGCGCTTGCATGCGGCGGGTGTCGGGCAGCCCTTACAAGGCTTAAACTTCGGTGCTCTCATGTCACACGTCCTCCGTTATATCTTCCAGCATAATAACATTAAAACGCCAAAAAGAAACCCCGCGCGCGCAATGGGAGGTGCGCGGCGGGGCCAAGTTGCGCGAGACAGGGAGGAAACTCGCTTGAGGTATAGATAGCGCGAGCAGGAGCGCTTGTCCATGTGGGGGTAGGGTAAACGCTTTTACGCGGTCACGCAATCCCCTGCAGGTTACGCTTGATCGCGCCACGCCAACGTGACATCGGCCCGCTCAGGGCCGTTGCCGCGTCTGACGCCATCGTCAGGCACACGGCGTCGGCAAGGTCAGGCGAGCGCAGGCCACGCTTGCGCATGGCGTCCTTGCTCTCGGCAGCCATCTTCCCAGAAGACGTGAACGCGTAGCGGATGCCCGTCAGGTCAGCCAGCAGCTCGTCGTCGTTGGGCAGCTTGCAGCTACGATCCTCCAGCCACGCCTTGCACTTAAACCACAGCTCCGTGCGCAAGTTGTTATACGTCTCCTTCATCGACGGCGCCTCGGCGACGTTCACGCCGCGCACGGGGGCGCCAAGCTCGTGCATCCGATCCACGACGCCCGACCCTATGCCAATGCTGTCAACAAGTATCTCGCTGGGCTGCTGCGACGGGGGCAGCGCATCGTATTCAGCCATCACGCGGCCAACGGTCTGCATAAGATCGAGCCCGCGCCACGACTTGATCTCCGTAATCACGCTGCCCTCGCGCTTGCAGAACGCGGTGCGGTCGGTGCCAAAGCGCGCAGGGTCAATCGCCCACACGGCGCGCGTGTTAGGCGCAACCTCGATGTCGCGCTTCATCGCGGCCTCGGCCAAGTGGTACGGCACAATCGTGTCATCATCCGCCAGCGGAAACTCGCCAAGCACGCGGATGCGGAACGCGTTGCTCTCCTCCCCGTAGCGCGCGCGCATCTCGTCAACGAACTCGTCGCTGACAAGCGGGCTGTCAACGCATGACCATCGGCGCGTCCACCAGCTGTTGGCGAGACGCGTCTGGCTCTCGTAAAACGTGCCAGAGGATCGCGTGGGGTTGCTCAGCAGCACCGTGGTGGCGCTGTGGCCAGACATGCTGCCCGCAGCAGCCTCGAACACCTTCTCCGGCACACCTGACGCCTCGTCGATGACCAGCAGCACATGCTCGCTGTGCACTCCGGCAAGCGCCTCCGGCGTTTCGGCGCGAGACGTGCGGGCCGAGATGAACGCTTCGGACGCGGCAGCGGTAAGCTCAACGCGGTCGGACTTCACCGTTACCATGTTCTTCAGATTTGGCGGCAGCTCGTTGATCCACCGCTTCATCTCCGCGAACAACGCGTCAAAGAGCTGGCCAGATGTGGGCGCGGTGACGACAACCTTATTCGGGAAACGCAGAAACAGAAACCACAGCATCGCCCAGCTGGCAGACGTGGACTTGCCGGTGCCGTGCCCAGAGCGCACGCTGATCTTGCGCTCGCCGGACGCAATGGCGGCCAGAAACTCGGCCTGATATGGCAGCGGGTCGGCGCCAAGCACCTCGCGCACAAAGCGCACGGGGTCGTCGTAATACTCGACAACGAAGTCGTCAAACGGGTTGGCTTCACTCATCCGACACCTCCACATATTCCGCGTCAATCGTGGCGGCTTCGGCGTCGCTGTTCACGCGCTTCATGTCGGAGCTAAACTTGCGCAGCGCATCCAAGTGAAGATCGCCAATGGAAAGCGTGACATTATTCTGCGGGCGCGTGCCGTAGCGATCCTGATTCATCGAGCCAGCCATGAACTTGCGCCACTGCACCTTCTCGCGCGTGGCAGCAATCTCCGTCGGGCTGCTGGCACCGCTCAACCCGTCAACCATCTCCAAGCCCTGCTCCACCAGCGCATCCGCAGCCTCGCCGCGAGCCTTGGTCAGCGCAGCGGCATACTCAGGCACGCTGTTCAGTGACCTGCTAACATAGCTGCGCGTGCAGCCGTATTGGCGTGCCAACTCGGCGACGGTGATGCCAGACGCGATCTGGTCAAACAGCCAATCTGCGCCGCCGTTTGAGGCGACCTCCGTCAATATGCGCTTGCGTAACGCCTTGCCTGCCATTGCGTTTCTCCTTGTACGCGGGAAATTTTAGCGCGGGGCCATGGGTATGGCAAGCGCGTAGGGGGTGTGGGGGTGCAGGGGTGTGTGCGCTTTTCTATACACACACGCTCCCGCCTGAGCGCGAAGTGGGGGGGGGTCAAACCTGACCGCATGGTCAGGATATGCGGCTGAAATCGCATA